ACAGTTGCTAACGACAACACTGGTGACACTCTAAGGTCTGCTGGACTTAAGATTAACAATCAGTTTGAAAATGTTGATAGTGCTATGTTTAATACATCATGGGCAGAATGGCCTGCTGGTGTAAAAGAGACTAACTCTGTCCTACGTTATAATGGTTCTAAGTTTGTTGGAACAAACAACGTCAAGATTGACTCTGATGGTAATACTACAGTTTCAGGAACATTAGCAGTTTCAGAAACATTAGCAGTAACATCTACTTCTACTTTTACTGATAGTGCAACATTCTCTGCTAATGTAAACTTAGGTGATAACGATATACTGAATATTGGCGCTGGTGATGATTTACAGATTTACCATGATGGATCAAATAGTTACATTAAAGATGCTGGGACTGGAAACCTAGTTCTATTGTCTAATAACTATAGTCTTAAAAATGCTGCTAATAACGAACAAATTATTTCTGCTGTAGAAGACGGTGCTGTAGAACTTTACTATGATGCTATTAAAAGAATTGAAACTACTAATGTTGGTGGAACAGTTACAGGTTCTTTAGTTGCTGACTCTGCTACTATTTCTGGTAACCTTACTGCTAATACTATTAGTCTAGGTGCTTCTGGAACTATTAGTGGTGATTTAACTGTAGATGGTAATATTATATTAAGTGATTCTGATGATATTACTATGCCAGATCGTTCAATGATTAAACTTGGAACAGATAGTGATTTTGCTATTCATTTTGATTCTAATAACCATGCAGTTATTGAAACTACAAAAGTAAATACTCCATTAGTCTTCAAGCATAATAATGTTGAAGTGATGAGACTTACAGCTAATGAAGTGAATATAAAAGGTAGTCTTAACTTTGGGGCCAACAATTACGAAAGAGTGTTAGTAGCCTACGGTTCAACTCCGCTTGATGAAGCTTTAATTACTTCTTCTAATACTGGTAGTAATTATGGATTTATTTTAGACGATACTATTTTAGACGATACTTGGGATAGTGTTCCTGTAAATACTGGTGTTTTCAACTGCACGAAAAATGTAACAAAAATAAAAGATTTGATTGATGGGTTTGTTGACTCTGACGGATTATTTCCAAGAACTTACACTTTAATTTTGTATTTCTCTACTGGGTCAACTGCAAGCGGTGGGGCCTATGGTAAAGCTCAAATTTTTGGTGAATTTACTTCTGCTGTTAATTATGAGGGCGGCAGCATTAATGGAGAATTCTTCTACTTTGAAAATGACGCCACAAGGCAATATCATTTCACAAGAAGTGATATAAGTATTAGTGAAATGCTAGGAGACAATAATTTAGGGTTTGTCACCAACAACGGCTCCCGGCTTGTAGGAGGTGGTGATCTTCAAACTGATATCCCTCTTTCTAATGGCGACCCTATTAATTTTGCTATAGAAATTTTTGAAAGAAAACTAAACTACACAACTTTTGATGAAGTAATTAATGCTAATATCAGTCAAATAAGATGATAAATATAACCAAACAACTCAATGTGTAAGTAGGTAAAATGGCAAGACAAACTTTAGATATCGGCACAAATGCTAATGACGGAACTGGTGATACACTAAGGTCTGGTGGAGAGAAGATCAACGATAACTTTGCCGAACTCTATACGACGCTTGGTGGAAATAACATTGCGTCTAATGGTATCAATGCTTCCTATGCTACTCAAACTATTGACACAGCAAGTGCAACAGTAAATGATTCTGATACACTTATCATTTTTAATAAAGGGTCTGACACAATTGCTGCAACTCTTGGTGATGGCACATCAACTGGCGAATATAAAATCTTTTTGAATATCAACGATGCTATAGCAACAATCACTCCAACAAACTTTGGTAATGGCACAAACTTCGCACTAAGTCGATATGGTTCTACACAAGCAGTGTGGGCGGGTTCAGAATGGTATCTAATCGGACATAAAGATTCTTCCGATACCGACGTAGTAATTACATAAGAAGAGATAAAAAATGGTAGCAATAGTAACTACAGACACTAAACAAATCCTAGTAGAAAAACTAATAGAAGACTTACAGGCTGATTCTAATAACTACTACTTGGGTATTGGTAAGTCTGATGCATGGAATGAAACTGATACAGTTCCAACTACCATTACTGACATTGGAACTACTAGAAGAGAATTTAGAAACAATCTACAGTCAATTCAAAAAATTGCATCAGTAAGTTATGTTGCTAAAAGATATAATTGGGCTTCTGGTACAATCTATCAGGCATATAATGATAATCAAACTTCTGCTCAAAATGGTCAATACTATGTAATTACTGAATCTAACCGTGTTTACATTTGTTTGAGACAGGGTAGAAATAACTTGAATGCTGTTCATGCTTCTACTGTAAACCCTGATACAACAGGAACTACTACATCACCAGTAACGACTACTGATGGATATGTTTGGAAGTTCTTGTTCACACAATCTGCTACTAGACTTACTGCATTTTCCACATCTAACTTTATTCCTGTAGAGAAGATTATAGCAACTACTGGACTGAGTAACATCCAACAGTCACAGAAAAATGTTCAGGATGCTGCAAGTGTTGGACAGATTGTAGGTTATCGTGTTACTAGTGGTGGCACAGGATTTACAGCAGCTCCTACTATTACAGTAAGTGGTAATGGTAGTAATGCAAGAGCAGTTGCTCTCGTATCAGGTGGAGCAGTAGTAGCAGTAAATGTAGATGATTCTGCTAATGGATTCCCATTTGGTGCTGAGTATGACCATGCAAGTATTTCATTCTCTGGTGGTAATGGAACTGGACTTTCAGTTGAACCTGTTATTTCTGAGTATGGTATTGGAGCAGACCCTAGAGATGATTTAAAATCAACATCTATTATGTTCAACTCTAAACTTGTAGGTGGTGCTGGTTCAGGTGACTTCTTGACAGGCACAGGGGCAGACTTTAGACAAGTAGGTATTATTAGAAATCCTAAACTTCCTACAAGTAGGTCTGCTGCTGATTCTGATTTTACAGCAACTACAGGAAGTGCTTTAAGAATTCTGAGTGTTGGAGACCCATCTGCGGCTGGTCTTAGTAGTATTCCAGTAGATAATCCTATTTCCCAAGGGACTTCTGACCCTAAGTCCAGAGCATTTGTTGATAAAGTTACTGGTTCAAGTTCTGCTGCTACAATCTTATATCACCAAAATGAGAATACAGGATTTAAGCCGTTTACTGTCGGAGGTGATCTTTTAATAGACGCAGTAACCCCTGCTAACAAAGGGACAATTCTTTCCGACTCTGATGGTGAAGTAAATCCTTACTCTGGAGATTTGTTATATGTAGAGAGTAGAGCTGCTGTTGAAAGAACTACAGCAGGAACAGAAGACATTAAAATTACTATTCAGTTTTAATAAAGGTTAAATAGAAAATGCCAATTACAAAAAATGAAAATACTTTTTCGTCCACTTATAAGGATGATTTTAGTGAAGGTGATAATTACCAGCGAATTCTATTTAATTCTGGTAAGGCTCTTCAGGCAAGAGAACTTACTCAAATGCAGACCATCATTCAAAAGCAGATGGAACGCTTTGGTAGAAATGTCTTCAAAGAAGGTTCTGTTGTAATTCCCGGTGGTTTACAAGTAGATAATGAAATTCAATATGTAAGACTTCAAGGAACTCCAACACTTTATGCTGGTGATATCTTAGAAAATGGTGATGGAATTAGAGCAAGAGTAATTGATTTTATTGCAGCAACAGGTAGTGACCCTGCAACTGTATATGTCGATTATATTGATCAGGGTAATGCTAGTGGGCGTGCGAATACCCTTGCTTTTTCAAGTGAAGATACATTAACAAATACAAGTAGTAGTGGAGGAACAACATCTGTTTCAGTTGAAGAGTATGAAGGCGAAGGAAATGATCCTGTAACTGGTAAAGGTTCTAAAATCGCTGTTAATGATGGAGCCTACTTTATCCGTGGAATGTTTGTCCAGACACAAGCACAAAGCAAAATTATTTCCAAATACTCTAATACACCTACAACTAACATTGGTTTTGTTATTACAGAAGACATTGTTACTGTAGATGACACCAATGCTCTTTATGACAACCAAAATGATCTTCCTAATGAAACTGCACCGGGTGCTGACAGGTATAGAATTACACTTACCTTAGCAGCTGAGAGTGAAAGTATTGTAGACTCAGATACTAACTTTA